TCATTGCCTATTCGTTATGAGATTGAAAACTTAGATACTACAACTGTAACTGGACAGATGAAACAAATCTGTTCTACTGTAATTTCAGAAGGTGGATATCAATTACAAGGTCAATCAAAAGCAATTGGTTTACATCCATCTCAACCAAAAGATTTGCCAACGACGGGTGATCTTCATTCTATTATCTCATTGCGTCTTAAGTCTGCTAGACCAGATGCTGTTGTAGTACTTAATCATTTATCTCTTGCTGGTATTACCAACAACGTAAACTATCGTTATCATATTGAAAGAGCTGGTACTTCTCTTGGTGGTACTTGGGTATCTGCTGGTGATGATTCTTCTGTTGAATACAACATCACTGCAACTGGATACACAGAAGGTGAAAATTTATTAGAAGGCTATGCAGCTGGTTCCAACCAGGGAAATGTTGTAGTTGATATTCCACAAAGTGAAGTCTTTAAATATCAGTTATGCAGAGATTCAGAAGCTGGTACAATGTATGAATTAACTCTTGCAGCAGAATCAAATACTGCTGGTGCTGATATACTAGCTACAATTACCTGGGAAGAAGTTTGATGTACATACCTTATTTGGAAAAAGCTCGTAAATATAAAAAGCAAAAGTCAAAAGACTAAGTTATATTTAACGTAGTTTTTTAAATAAAGTGCCTTCATATCTTCATCTTGCTTATCGACGCAATGCACGGGCAGCAGCAAAAAACTTTGCTGTTACTAAAGCTAGCGATACAAAAGCAGTTGAAAAAGCACGATCTGATTTTGGTTTTTTCTGTGAATATGTAGCTAATAAACCTCCAGCAGCACACCATAAAGAATGGCATCGGCATTTTGTTACAAATGAAGACAGTACATGTCTTAAAGCAATAGCTGGACCAAACATTGACTTGTTAGGCCCCAGGGGCTCTGCAAAATCAACTGTACTTGGCTTGTTTACTGCTTGGGCTATAGGAATTCATACGACTGCAAAGATGCCATTGCAGATTCTATATCTTTCTTATACGGTCGAAATTGCGCGGCCAAAATCAGCTGCTATCAAAAGAATTATTGAAAGCCGTAAATATCAAGAAGTTTTTCCAAAAGTTCGTTTACTAAAAAATGTAACCAGTAATGAATACTGGTCAATCGATCACAAATTCGCAGGTATTGATACGGTTGGTGATGAAATGTTTACTCTTTGTGCAGCTGGCCTTAAAGGTTCAGTGACTTCAAAGCGTTCTCATCTTGTTATTATTGATGACTGCATTAAAAGTGCTTCTGATATTGCTAATCCAGATATTAGAAAATCAATGGACGATAACTGGAATGCAGTTATTGCGCCAACTATGTTTGAAGGCGGTAGAGCAATTTGTTTAGGAACTAGATTTAGGCATGATGATATTCATGCAACTACATTTAACGAACAAAACAATTGGAGGCAAATTGTTTTATCTGCCATTGGAACAGATCCCAAAACGGGAGAAGAGATTTCTTATTGGCCTGAAATGTGGTCATTGGATTATTTAAAAGAAAAAAAACGACAAGCTCCTGTTGCTTTTTCTTTTCAATACATGAATCAAATTGTCAGAGTTGGAGAATTATCTCTTGCTCCTGAGCTAATTGTAAAAGCTGAAATTGCAACAGAATTTGATACATTAGGCGTGGGCATTGACTTGTCAGCCGGTATGAAAGAAAAAAATGATTACACAGTAATGGTTTTAGGTGGAAGAATTGATGATCGTATTCATATTATTGATTATCGAAGACTAAGGGTGATGGGTAATATTGATAAATTAAATGCTTTAAAAGAACTATTAAATGATTGGTCAATTATTGGTTTAGATGAAAATCAAAATTATTATCCAACTTATTCTAATTGTGATATTTGGTCAGAAGCTGTGCAGTATCAAGCTTCCTTAGAAGCTGATTTTAAAAGAATCTGTTTAAATGATGAAGGACTTTATAATCTTATTTGGCATCCAGTTAAAGGTTTCCGCGCTGATAAACTAGCAAGATTTAGAGGAATTATAGGAATGTTTGAAGAAAGAAAAATTATTTTCAATAGATTTAGAAATTTTACACATCTTTTTGAAGAGCTTACTAATTTTGGTGTTAGCAGCCATGACGATTGTGTGGATGCTTTGGTTTGGTTAGTTAATGGCTTGTCTAGAAAAGGAAAATTGCATTTGGATTATTGAGTATAAAATAAAAAAAGAAAACACGTTAAAAATCCTCGTGGGACCAGATATTTTATTTTTGATTGTAGGTATAGCAGTACCTGTAATCACAGGAAGTGGCTGGGGCGCTAGTAAATTATTAAATAATTTTTATTTACGTATCGAAAGACTAAGAAAACGAATAGATGATTTAGATGATCATATTAATTCCATGTACCATAAAATGCCAATAGAGTATGTTTTAAAAGTAGATTTCATAAGAGAAATACAACAAATGCAAGATAATTTTAAACAAGTTAACATGAAACTTGATAAACTAATTGAAAAACTGTAGAAAAATGCATGTCTTAGAAGTTCTTGAAGATGAAAACGGGATGTGTTATTTACAATTTCCCGACGATTTACTTGAGTATTTAAATTGGTTAGAAGGAGATGTATTAGATTGCAAAATCAAAGAAGGAGGATTTTATATAACAAAAGTAAATGATCCCTGTGGCTACGAAGTGATTGATGAATAGATAATAATTTCCCTGCGGGGCTTACTAGCTGCGCTAGTGGCACCAGCTTCCTGGTGCATAAGTTATAATAAATTATCATGTAAAATAATAAAAAAGAAAAAATGGCTAACTACTTTGCAGGAATGCTTAATGTTCCCGGTGCTCCTGGGGGGAGTGAAGTAGCGCAAGCTCAAAACCCATTATTAGATCCTAGATTTATAATTCCAGGTGGTCAGACTCCATATAATCAACCCTTTTTACCATTTGATAAAACTCCTCAAGAGTTAGACAAACAAATGTATATGATTGTTCCGCCTGCAACAGCAAGTTTTGGTTTACCAGGAGGTGTAGGCAATATGGCTGGCATGATGGCCAGTGTTTCAAATCCATTTGATGGTCCAGATGACAAGTTACCTGAACCGTCACAAAACAAAACAAAAAATGCTCCTGTTCGATTTAATCCTAACGATTTAAAATTACCTATTTTTTGGGATGAAAGTATAGATCCGTTTACCAGAGAGAAAATGCGTGATCAATTGATTTTATTCAGTCCCAAGTCGGGTGTAAGTTAAATGAAGAAAAAAAAATTAGTTAAGCAAGCACTTAAACATCCAGAACTTTTTAGTGATGCTGAACTTATTTACTTTGATAAGTGGTTACAAGTTAAAAAACAATTGAAAAAAAATGGCACAAGACGACTCCAAATACACAAAGCCAGCGCTTCGTGAACGAATTAAAAAACGAATTACAGAAGGATCCAAAGGTGGTAAGCCTGGCCAGTGGTCTGCACGTAAAGCGCAGCTAGTCGCGTCAGAATATAAAAAAGCCGGTGGCGGTTACAAAGGGGGAGAAGGGAAAAAACAAAAGTCATTAAAAAAATGGGGCAAAGAAGATTGGCAGACTAGAGAAGAATATGAGAAAGGAAAGAAAGCAGCTACAGCAGCTAAAAAGTACAAGGAAAAAAACTAATGCCTATTTTTAATATTTTAAAACCAGCTCAAACATTTCAAGGGCTTGCAGGAAAATTTCAAAACGCTCTTACAGGAGTGGCTGCGCAAGGTATGAACCAATTGCCAGACCGTTTTAATTTATTTATGCGTTACATTACAGGAGTTGGAAATAGAGATTTACAATTAGATCGCAGTACAGAACGTTCTCTTATAAGGGCTACTGAAAAACCTCCAACATACGAAAAACAAGTACCGGTTTGGGAGGACGAAAGAGCAGCATTAAGAGGAGATCCATTTAAACTGGAAAATGTAAAATCCCCCGCTCAAGGTCCTGGCATACCTACTTCTGGGCCAGTAAATCCTTATAACCAATTTGCAGATAAAGATGTAACTAACACTTTAGGCAGGTTTAATGCAGAAGTTACTCCTACAACTGTTAGGGTAACAGATACGTACGATATGGTTAATGAAGCAGAAGACCCTGATTTAGTAAGTGGAAAATTTCAACCTGATAAAGCTTTTAATTTATTAAAATCAACTTTTATACCGGGCTATAGTTTTAATCGTGAAACAGGAGCAATAAGAGATAATCGTGAGTTTTTACCGCCTGATAAACAAGGACTAAAAGGCATAATAGATCAACTTCAATATAAAGGTCAAAGTGGAACTTTTAATCCTATGTCGGATGTTGCAAGATCTTTAATGTATGCACTGCCTATGAAATTTAGTCCTTATCAAATTGATCTCACATTTAAAAGATAATGGCAGACAAAGCAATTGAAAAAGGAAGAACAGAACGTTACTTGCCCAAAGCAGCTTGGGCAAAACTTTCACCAGAAGAACGCAAAGAAACTGACGA